CAATAACGATTACAGGTGGAATAACAATAAATAACGGTAGTTGGACTGTGACCGCTGGTCCACCTTCAAGTTATAAGCTATGGAGCTGGGGTAATAACAATGACGGTCGTTTGGGTCTTAATAACTTAATATACCGCAGTAGTCCAGTACAAATTGGCACCGATACTACTTGGACATCAATGGCTGGTGGTAGGGCACACACATTAGCAGTTAAAGTTGACGGCACTATGTGGTCATGGGGTCTCAACTCAAATGGTCAACTAGGTCAGAATAATACAATATATCGCAGTAGTCCAGTACAAGTTGGTTCATTAACTACTTGGTTGTTAGTATCAGGTGGATATCAAGATAGTGCTGCCATTAAAACAGACGGTACATTATGGACATGGGGTCAAAATCGTTGGGGTGAAGGCGGTCTTAATAATGTTAACGGTAGTAGCAGCCCAATACAAGTTGGTGCAGGTACTAATTGGAGCAAGGTAGCAGTAGGCATGATCGGTCACATGTTAGCTGTTAAAACCGATGGCTCATTGTGGAGTTGGGGTAGAAATCAAAACGGGCAGCTTGGTCTTAACAATGCTGGATATCAAACAAATGATAAAAGTAGTCCAGTACAAGTAGGTACGTTAACTACTTGGGCATCTGTATTTGCTGGTGGCCAAACCTCGTTAGCTATTAAAACAGATGGCAGTATGTGGTCATGGGGAACTAACAACTACGGAGTGTTAGGTTTAACTGATACCTCTGCCAGAAGTAGTCCAGTACAAATAGGTAGTTTGACTACTTGGAGTAAAGGTAGAATCAGTGGATCTAACGGTTCTGCTATTAAAACTGACGGTACATTATGGAGTTGGGGACTTAATAACTTTGGAGCAGTAGGAGATAATACTGTAGTATATCGCAGTAGTCCAGTACAAGTTGGTGCAGGAACAACATGGTTAAATGTTGGTGGTAACTATAATGTATTAGCAACAAAAACAGATGGTACACTTTGGAGTTGGGGTAGACCAACAGCAGGTCAATTGGGTCTCAATGACGTTAACGCTAGAAGTAGCCCAACTCAAGTTGGTGCGGGTACTACTTGGTTAAATGTAGCATCTGGACAATATCATAGTTTAGCGACAGCATCATAATATAAATCAATATGACAGGTACGTTTACAGGTGGAATAACATTTAGTGGTGGTATCACATTTACAGTTGCACCGCCATCAACCCCTACAGCAGGTTGGTATGGCGGCGGCGCCACTCCGGCAAGGGTATCATTAGTAAACCGCATCACATATGCAACAGATACAGATACTGCTACTGCTAGAGGTCCGTTAAGTGTGGCTAGAAAAAGTTTAAGTGCAACTGGTAATCTTAACTATGGCTGGTTTGGTGGGGGCTATGGACCTGGCTATTTTTCTAGAATAGACAGAATAACATTTACAACTGATACTGCTACTGCAAGTATACGTGGACCATTAAGTTTGGGGAGAAATGCATTATCTGCAACCGGTACCGATAGTTACGGGTGGTTTGGCGGAGGTTATGCACCCCCATTTAATGGATACAGAACTACAATAGACCGTATCACATATGCTACTGATACTGATACTGCTACTGCTAGAGGTCCATTAAGTTCAGCTAGGACATATACGGCAGCAACTGGTAGTACAAGTTATGGTTATTTTGCCGGCGGGACATATAATCCCGCAGAATCCACCATAGATCGTATTACATATGCAACCGATACAGCAACAGCTAGTATTCGTGGTCCATTGAGTGTTGCGTCAACTAAGCTGGCCGCTGTCACGGACATTACTACGTATGGTTGGTTTGCCGGCGGCTGGGCCGCAAGTCCTATTCTATCAATATCTACTGTGCAACGTATTACATATGCTACAGATACTGCAACAGCAACTGTGCGCGGCCCGTTAAGTTCAGCAAGAAGATATTTAGCGGCATCTAGCAATACTACAGACGGCTGGTTTGGCGGCGGTGAAAGACAACCTGCTATATATTTTTCTACAGTTGATAGAATAACATATGCAACTGATACTGCTACTGCCTCTGTACGAGGTCCATTAAGTTCAGTACAATATCTATTAGCCGGAACTTCCGGTGTCCAATAATATTGCAAAATAAATCATTATATGCTACAATGCATAAATGATTAAGTTAACTGTTCCATTACCCAAAAGTATCACTATCGCATGTAGCGGTGGTGTAGATAGCATGGCAGTCGTTGACTTTCTAAGTCGTAAACACGATATCACTATCGCCCATTTTAATCACGGCACTAAACATGGAGAAAAAGCACATCAGTTCGTTGCTAACTACTGTGCTAACAATAATATGTCCATGCTTGTAGGTTTTTGTCGCACAGAAAAACTTAAACAAGAAAGCCAAGAAGAATACTGGCGTAGAGAACGCTATGACTTCTTTAAAGATTTGGGTCCAGTACTCACTTGTCATCATTTAGATGATTGTGTTGAAACATATATTTGGTCAAGCTTACATGGCACACCCAAAGTTATCCCATTAACAAGAAACAATGTGTTACGCCCATTCTTAACTACCCGAAAACAAGATTTTGTATATTGGTGTGAAAGTCATAATGTACCTTGGATTGAGGATCAATCAAACAAAAACCCAAGATATATGCGTAACTATGTTCGGCATGAACTAATGCCACACGCATTACATGTCAATCCAGGATTACCTAAAATGGTAAAAAAGATTGTAGAAGGTAAGCAAAATACTTGACTTCTCTACGCAAGAGAAGTATACTAACTAGATATTTAAGGAGAAACTATGTCAGATTACAATAGAACTTTTAATGGTGAAGCAAAAGTTAAACTAACTCAACTGGTCAATGAGGGTATGCATGTCCTACACGAGATTGATACATTGAATGGTGGGCTAAACGACACTATTAAAGCAGTAGCAGAAGAACTTGAAATCAAGGCTTCTACACTAAAGAAAGCAATCAAAATCGCACACAAAGCGTCATTGGGTCAAACTAACAAAGACCACGATGAACTCAATACTATCTTGGAAACTGTGGGCAAAACACTTTGAGCTACGTTGATGCTATTCACAGTAGGGACGAAGACCGTATCTATGTAGTAGAACGGGATAAAGACGGCAAGCGTCAATATAAAGAATACCCTGCTAACTATGTATTGTACTATCCTGATCCTAAGGGTAAGCAACGTAGCATTTATGGCGATCCAGTCAGTCGTTTCAGTACACGCAAACGACAGGAGTTTGAAAAAGAAAAACGCATCCACTCAAATAAGAAACTGTTTGAAAGTGATGTGCCAGTAGTCTTTCGTTGTCTAAGCGAAAACTATCTTGGTATCGATGCACCTAAACTTCATACTTGCTTTTTTGACATTGAAGTAGACTTTGATCCTGATAAAGGATTCAGCCCTACTAGCGATCCATTCAATCCAGTAACTGCTATCAGTTGTTACTTAGATTGGTTAGACCAATGTATTACACTAGTGATTGCTCCGAAACATATGAGCAGTGAAACAGCCCAAGAAATCACTAGTGAGTTTGAGAATACAATGCTATTCACAAACGAAAAAGAAATGTTTGATGTTTTCTTTCAACTCATTGAAGATGCCGATGTATTGACTGGCTGGAACTCAGAGGGCTATGATATTCCCTACATGGTCAATCGTGTTACTAGAGTTATGAGTAAAGATGACACACGCAAGTTCTGCTTGATGGGTCAACTACCTAAGCCTAGAGAATATGAACGATTCGGCAAAAGTGAAACAACTTATGACTTGGTAGGTCGTATTCACTTAGACTATCTACAACTATACAAGAAATATAACTATGAATCTCGTCACAGTTACAAACTTGATAGTATCGGTGAGATGGAAGTCGGTGAAAACAAAACACAATATGAAGGTACTCTTGACCAACTGTATAACAAAGACTTTAAAAAGTTCATTGAATACAACAGACAAGATACGATGTTGTTGGTGAAGATTCACAACAAACTTAAGTTTTTAGAGTTGGCAAATCAACTTGCACATGAGAACACTGTACTGCTTCCAACAGTAATGGGTTCAGTTGCAATGATTGAAATGGCAATTTTTAATGAGGCTCACGAACGTGGGTTAGTAGTTCCAGATAAAAAACGAAAGGTTGAAAATGAAGAAGATGCACAGCAGGCAGCAGGTGCCTTTGTTGCTACGCCGAAAAGAGGAATGCATGAATGGGTCGGTGCAGTCGATATCAACTCGCTCTACCCCTCGGTTATTCGTGCCCTTAACATGGCAGGAGAAACCATCGTTGCTCAAGTCAGACAAACACTAACTGACCAGTATATGCGGGAGAAGGGTGCGAAACTTGCCCGTGAAAAGAAATACTATAAAGATGGTGATGAGGACGTTACTGGCGCTATTCTTTGGGAAGGTTTGTTTGGTGCATTAGAGTACACTGCAATCATGAACCAAGAACGTGGTACTATGCTTACCGTAGATTACGAAGACGGTCGTAGTGTTGAAATGAGTGCCGCAGAAATCTGGAAGATGGTCTTTGATAGTCATAAGCCCTGGATGTTAAGTGCTAATGGTACAATCTTTACTTATGAAAAAGAAGGTGTCGTTCCCGGTCTATTAACTCGTTGGTATACAGAACGTAAAAGTATTCAGAAACAAGCTAAAGAAGCATATGGTACTGATATGTTTGACTATTACGATAAGCGTCAACTTGTTCGTAAGATTTTACTTAACTCGGCATATGGTGCATTGTTGAATGAACATTGTCGTTTCTATGATAAACGTATCGGGCAATCAGTTACTTTATCTGGTCGTCAGATTGTTAAACATATGATGAGTACCATCAACGAATCAGTTGAAGGTGTCTATTCACATGAAGGCAATGCGATTGTGTATGGTGATACTGACAGTTGCTACTTTACTGCATATACTACATTAAAGCCACAAGTTGATTCGGGTGAGCTTGAGTGGAACAAAGACTTATGCATTGGCTTATATGATGGTATTGCTGACGAGGCAAATAACAGTTTCCCTGCATTCATGGAACGTGCATTTCATGCTCCTCGTAAGAATGGTGAAATCATTAAAGCTGGTCGTGAACTAATCGGTGATCGTAGCATCTTTATTACAAAGAAGCGTTATGCTATCAACATCTTTGATAAAGAAGGTAAGCGTAAAGATAAAGAAGGCAAACTTGGTGATATCAAGGCTATGGGTCTTGACTTGAAACGTGCTGATACTCCTAAGTATGTACAAGAGTTCTTAATGGACGTACTTGAAATGGTACTACAACGAGGTAAAAATCGTGAAGAGGTCATTGAACGTGTAAAAGAGTTTAAGCGTGTAATGGTAGAACAAGATAGTTGGACAAAAGGTTCGCCTAAGTCAGTAAACAACTTAACTAAGCATACACAAGTGTTTGAAAAGACAGGTAAGTGTGGTGTGGGTCATGCACGAGCCGCTATCAACTGGAACTATCTGCGTAGAATGAATGGAGACAACTACAGTCAATCTATCGTTGATGGTATGAAGGTTGTGGTATGTAAGCTTAAACC